AGGAGCTTCTCGACAGTCTTCCGCGCATGCCGATTGTGAGGCACTATGACTGGACAGGAAAGCAGTGTCCAGCCTACTATGTGAACAGCAACGAGTGGGGTGAGCTGCTCAAAAAGCTCGGAAGACCAAACGGAAACTGAAAAAAAAAGAGCACCAGTGTTCATGTACTGGTGCTCTTTTTTCTTATGCGGTCAATTTGTAGTCTTTGTGGAAGAAGGCAGGGTCGAAGTTGCCCTTCTTCATCTCGTCGAATATGTCACCCGACCAGTAGCCCCAGTTGGGGCCAAGCTCGCAGCACGCCTTCATGGGCACTTTCAGGACGCTCTTGAACGAATTGTCCATTATGTTCTGGAGTTCCACGCATGCTTCTGTACCTGCTTTATTGAACGGCACCGAGACGACGTTCTCATCATGCACGGTCAAGTGCATCTTCAAAACATCGAACACTCCCGAATCCCATGCTGTGAGCAGGGCGAACTTCAAGATGTCGGCGGCGGAACCTTGAATCAGCTTGTTCAGCATCTTGTAGATGAAGTCGTTCACCTTGCCTGTGGTCGGGTCGTACTGCGGCTTAGGCTTGTGCTGGAAGCGGCCGCCTATCGTCCGCACGTAACCTTGCAGCTTTGCTACAGTCTGCACCATCCTCATTGTGTCACGTATGACAGGAAGGCGTGCATGATAGTCGTTGTATACTTTCTGCGTGTATTCCTCAGCACTCATGCCATGCTCGGCGGCCATCTTCTCGAAGAGCACGAAGTTGTTCTCCAATGCCGTCCGCCAGCCCATGCCATAGATTACGCCATAGTTGAACGTCTTCACGACGCTCCTCTTCGTGATGCCTGTGGCCTTCATCGCTACCGTGTGGAAGTCGACTCCCGCGTTCGCCTGCTCCCTGAACCATGCGGCCTGCTGCCCTTGGGCGTAGTGCCCAAGCAGAAGATACTCGATTTGGGAATAGTCCAGAGCGGCCATCATGCAGCCTTCCTCAGGCAGGAACAGAGCACGCATGTCCTGTCCATATGAGTGACCGACCATCTTGTCGCGTGCCGGAATCTGCTGGAGGTTGGGCTTCGAGCAGGCGAAACGGCCTGTCACGGTGCCGCCGTCCTCGCGCTTGTTCGGCGAGAACGTGCAGTGAATCCTTCCGTCGGAGAGGATGGCCTTGCTCATACCACCATGCATGTATGTGCTCAGCAGCTTCACGTAGCCCTTCGTCTCCATTATCAGCGGAATGACAGGTTCATGCATGAGCCTTGACAAAGCGTCCACACCCCAGGACTGCGCACCTGTCTTTGTAAGCACGGGTGATACTATGCCCATGTCATTGAGTCTCTCGCCGAGCTTCTTCGATGAGCCAATCATGTCCAGCGTGATGCCATATGTGCGCTCAAGCACCCTCGCCTTCTCATCAACATCTGCCTGAATCCTGTCCGACAGCCGCCGCATGGCGTCCTGGTCTATGCGCACACCCAGCTTTTTCATCTGTATCACGAGCGGCGTGAGCCTGACATCCACCATGTATGCTTCATACACCTTCTGCATCTTGGCTTCCTGAGCAAAGTACAAGTTATACGTGGCACGGCAGTCCTGTATGTTGTACTTCACCATGTTGTCTCTGAAAGCAGCATAGCTGTCAAAAAGATACTTCGAGTGCTTCCAAAGATAGTCGCTCTTTTTTATGCTGTAGCCGAGCTTCTTTGCGCCTGCCACGATGTCATCTTTGTGCTGCTCGTACCATGCCTCAATGGTATCTGCTTTGTTCTTTCCGACAACACGGAAGTATTTGCAGCAGGAATCAAGGTCAAGGTCAGCATATTCGTCGATATATGTCATGCGAGTCATCGTATCGTGGCAGTCGCCCTTCACGTCGATGTTGCACCTGCACACCAGCCATGAAAGGTCGTATATGCCATTGTGGAACACCTTGTCGACCGACTCGTTCGAGAGCAGCTGCTCAAGTTCAGTCCACTCTGCCGTTCCGGGTATGTATGCTTTGCCACGCTCTCCGTCGTAGGTGCCCACGCAGAGTATGCATGAGCCGTCGTCGTCTGCTGTTCCGGGCCTTCTGCATGAACCGTCACCTACATCATGCAGGCCAGGGTCATACGTCTCAACATCAACAGCCACTGTCTTCTTCATCACATTTCTCCAAGAATATCTCAATGCATGACCACTTTACTGCATAGCTGCTCACTTTCACTCCGGCAAAAAATGCTTGGGGGTCATTTCTCCAGTAAGAGCAGAAGAATGCCGCAGTATGTGCCTCTTCATTTATGCTCATGTGGTCACACGTGAATACTGTACCTGCGTGGTGTACTACTATCATATTTGCTTTCCTCCTATTCTGGGTCGTACATGTCCGGGTGGAGCATGACCTCAAGGTTCTCATGTGCCTTGCGTGTGCAGAGCATGAGATTGTCGATGTCATTGTTCATGCGGTCTCCGTCGATGTGATGTATGTACATGTCATCTGGAATGTCGTCCGCGTCGATGCCCATGGCGTCCGCGAACACCTTGCGGTAGTATTCGATGTACCTGCCGTTGTGCCATATCCGCTCGGAATCATGGCCGTCGCTTATGGGGAGCTGCCCCTTTTCTGATATTGCCGACAGTGCTTCTTTATGTTCCATAGAATCCTCCATAATATATTTCACGGAAAATATAATTATAAGCATAAGCAGTGTCGCTAGGAATAGTGTGACTCCTATCGCACGCAGCATATCTAACATATATCCTCCTAAACATTCTAATAAAAAGGGTACAGGTGGAGGGCCGCCTGTACCCCTGTCACTAGAACGTTGGGTCTTCTTCTGTTGAAGACTCAGGTTCCGCTTCCATCTTTTTGCTTGAAAGCATCACTATGTCCACTGCGTTCACCATGAACTCGGTGTGCTCGATGCCGTCCCTGTCCGTCCAGGTATTCTTGTCGAGGCTGCCTGTCACGCCCACAAGACCACCTTTTTTCAAGAAGCCGGCGATTTTTTCGCCACGTGCTCCCCAGATGTTGACCTTGACGAACAAGGTCTTTTTGTAGTCGCCGTAGCCCGTGTTGACAGCCACGCTCAGCTCAAGCAGCTGCTTCCCTGTCGGAAGCGTCTTCATCAAGGCGTCTTTCACGAGACGACCTGTAAATGTAAAACTATTGATATCAGCCATTTTATTCTCCAGCCAAATAGTACAGAAGTGTTTTAAGTTTCTTCGCAAGGTCTTCATCGACCTTGTGCATAGCAAGATATGAGCGCAGGTCTCGTATCTGCTCGTCCATGTAGCTCAATGAGCAGCCATGGCTCTCATCGAACTCATCCAGCTTTGACCAAGCAAGCACATGCTTGAATGTCACGAACGCCTGCACATCGCTCATGTAGGGTGCCACAGCATAAACCTGCTTGTGGTCTTCATTCTCATATTTTATGATGCACAACATATCCTCATCAGGAAGGTCTGTCGGTTTATTCTGCAAATCATGCCAAACACAGAACATATTATATTCTCCTACTCGTTCGAGAAAGTAGAGGCACACTACCAGCAGCCTGGTCCGCTCGGCGAGCCGACTGCTTGGTAGCCAGGTGCCCCTACAATGTCAACACAAAATCAGTTACTCTTCAGCATCGTCCGTTGAAGATGTAATCGCCGCAGCACTTTCTTTTGCCGTAGCCAAAGCAGGCTGGACGGTCTCCACGAACAGCTCCTTGTTGACGATTGAAGAGCGTGTCGCCTTCACGAACTTTGTAATCTGCTTTGAAGGCTGCTGGGGGTTCTGCACGAGCGAAGCGGTCAATGTCCAGCGCATGCCGAAAATTGGAGCCTGCTTTCCTGATGGAAGACGCTGGCTGAACAGCATCGAGTTCCACGCCTTTGCCGTGCGCATAGAACCTACGGTCGGCATGAAGAAAAGAACGCCGTCTTCCGGGTAGTCTGGAAGGACTACAGCATACACGAAAAGTTCCTGAATCTCGTTGCCCGACTCCGGGTTGATGAGCTTCGGATAGCCTCTCTTGCCTTTCGGCGGCTGTCTCACCTCGACTTCGATGCCCTTGACAGGGTAGCGTCCGACAGTCCTGAACGGTGGGTCTGACTCACGCTCGTTCCACACCATGCGGAAATCCAGGACAACGACGTCAACATCATTGCCATAAGAACGACCTGTGGCCGAGTTGCGCCAAGTACCTGCCGGGCAGTCCTCGCTCTCCAAACCCGAATCAGGCTGCACGAGACTGAGATAAGCAGTGCTTACCGCATTGCCTGTCATGCTCTCGAAGCCTTCGCCTGACATAGCGTCCAAAAAGCTGACATCCTCTGCCATGAGTTCATTTGTGGCTGCATTAGCCATTGCGTTTGTGTTCTCCATGGAACACCTCCTAAGAAGTAATAATGTATTTGTAGTGGGCTTTCCATTCCCACTACATAAATCATACCATACAAAAGCCATTTGCATGGATATTAGCTAATAAATCATCAAAGACGCTTTATGGCCTTGCCCTTGATTGACGTGAGCACCTTGCCTTGAGCAAGTGCCATCAGCTCATTTGTTGTGAGATACACCCACCTGCCCAACGCTTTGCCCGCTTCGAGCATGGCCGTGGGCACAAATGCGACAATCTGCCCCTGATGATATGTCGCAGGAAGGTTCGACTTCTCCACAATAGTGAACTCGTCCATGGTGAACCTTCCTCCTGCGCATACCCTGGAGACCATGCGCACGGCACCGCCCCTGACATTGGTGAAGTTCAGGTAGCTCGACGGCACGAAGGGGAAGACCTGCACGTTCTTTATGGGCGAGCGCGCAGGTGTGCTCGTGACCCTGTACATGAGACCTGTAGGCACGTCGTCACCGAGCACAGGATATACGCCCGTGCCCATGACGTCTATGTCATCAATATGCTCCCAAAACTCCCTTACCTTGGGAAGATATGCACTCAGCTTTGCGTTCAGTGCATACTCCCACATTGAGTCGTCCTGCAAACAGCTGTCATCTTCAAGCATTGTCACCCTCCGTAGATGAATCCTTGTTCATATATTCGTCAAGTTCGGCATCAATCTTCCTAATCAACGCCGAGTGCTGCCTTGTCTTCCAGTAGCCTATCTCGCTCTGCTTCTTGTAGTTCGACATGGCCGGCAGAAGGACTGTGCTCCATGCAGCCTCGCTTGAGTAGCCGAGCTTGCGCAGGAGCCTGTATGCAGGGAAGAACAGCCGCTGCCTGTCGCCGTCGAACTTGCTGTCGGTCCAGAAGCTGCCGTCGAGCAAAGCCTCCAAAGCAACGCGATACTCCTTCTTCGTAGGATAGAGCGGTTTTCCGAAATGCTGCTCATAAGGCTTCAACGGTCTTTTGAGCCATGCATCATAGATGTCACGCCAGTTCAAAGTGTAGACGTGCGACCAGTCCTCGGCGACAAGGTGCTGCTCACCGTTGACGAGCAAACCATACGCCGACGTGACACGTACCAGCGTCACAGGGCTGCGAGTGAGCCGCGCCGGGTCGGACGTAGACATGTCAAAGTCGAGCTTGTCGGACAGCGTGGCGCAGAGGTGCGCATGGAGCCACTTGTACTCGTCGAGCGTGGTGGGCGCGTCCGCCACACGCACAAGCAGGTGGTATGACTTCGCGCCTGAGTACACTATGCGCGCCACAGTGCCCTCGTTGAACAGCCTCTCCGACTCCATCTTGGCATAGTGCAGCCTCTCCTTGTAGAGGACGTTCGCGGCTATCTCGGCACCCTCGCCATTGAGGTCGATGTATTCCTGCGCACGCGCTTTCTCCTGCAACAGCTGGGCATGTGTCGGCGTGTCGGACTCAAGAAGGAACGTGTCCATGTACTGCACCATCGCAGTCTTGTTGCCCTTCAGGCTCTGCACGCCCGGCCTAAGCTCGTTGACCGTCTCAAAGCAGCCGTTGTGGTCAGGCGCAAAGTTCTTGTTCACACGGAAACGCTCTCCTATGCGCTCGACAGTGCGCTTCTGCAAGGCAGGCTTCTGCACGCTCTGCACATGCCCTATGGGATTCGTGTGCATGTCCGACACGAGGCAGAACTTCGCCGCCGGTGCCGTTCTGTAGCGGCCTGCTATGTTCGTGAAACCGCCCACCAGCGGCTCCATGTCCCCAAGCACTGCTATGCCATAGTCGGCGAGCAGCCATGGGCCGCAGTCATATATGCCGCGCTCGACAGTCGAATGGTTGAAAGGCTTCATCGTCTGCATCTCATAGAACACGAGAGGCCTACACAATGCGACAAACGCCGAGTGCTCCTTGAAGGCTGGCATGTACTGCAAAGCACCTGTGTACTGCACGAAATCGCCGAGTGCTCCGACACCCTCAACATCCGCGACAAGTCTCTTCTGCTCAAGGGAAGCCTTGATGAACGGCGCGAGCGAGCGCAGGATGCTCTCAATCTCTGTAGCTTCTGAAGTACGCGGAAGCGTAAAGCAGCGGTGGTACGCCGCTGTCTTCGGGAAGTTTCTAAGCTCCACGGCGGCAATGTCCGCACGTGTGAACAGCTCGTGCTTGAACTGCGCTATCAAATCCTTGTCCTCCACGAAAGGCTTTCCGACGCTGTTGAAGTTCGCGTCGTAGCCGTACAGCTTGGTGAACACCTCATCAGCAAGCTCCGATGTCTTGCGTGTAAAAGCAGGGTCGGCTTCCATAATCATAAACCTCCTCTGGTCTTCACGACCGTCAAACTTGATAGGCACATCCTTGTTGGTGGTCATGATGAAGTCAGTGTACGATTCCTGATAGATAGGGTCTATTCCTTTCTGCTCCTTTCGTATCGTCGTAGCAGTGGCTCGTGACTTCAAGGCACCAGCAGGATTGCGTTTGTCTGTCTCCTCCTTCTCCTCCTGACACACAATCAAAGCATCAGCGTAATCTGCGTTGAATCTTGCGGTAGAGTCATACTGGTCGGACACGATAACGTTGTCCTTGCCAAAAAGGCCCTTGCAAATCACCTCGGCGAATGTCGTCTTTCCTGAGCCTTGTGCTCTCGACACTATTATGGGTACAACCTGTGTCTTGGTGGTTGGATAAAGCAGCTTGGCACGGAGCCAAGCGAGCAGGTGGTAAGCACATTCGCCGGCTATGTGCTCGATGTATGTGTATATGTGCGACGTATCAGCACCCGTCTCCTTCGCGAACACAGGAAAAGGTTTCGCCACATTGAAGGCGTCACGCTCCTCGTTGTAGTAGCCTGTCGGTACAGTGTAGTCCCTGTAGTAAAGAGGCTTGTGCACGCCGTCGGTCTGCTCGGAAGCTATGTATGCAGTATCGTAATATTCAAAGCCTTCAGGGTGCCACGTCACCTTTGACACCTTGTTGCCTATGCGCTCTTCATAGAAAAGTATATCCTTGTAGTAGTTCTCAAATGCACTGGGCAGCATTATCTCGCCCTTATGGGACACACACATGAACTGATGAGACATGTTGCTGAACAGCACCTTGTCCAGCCTGTGATTGTGCGCCCACTCTTTCAGGGCCTGAGCATCCTCAAACCCCACGTTTGCCTGCTGCTTCATCTCACCGAGCAGCAGGTTTGTCTGTTCAAGTGCCGACTTGTATTTTAAGCCGTATACCTCATCATAAAGTGCCATAAATTCTCCAAATTAAAAAGCAGGCTGCCCATAAGGGAGCCTGCTACACTAGCAAGGTCGCAGCGAACGCTACTGCCTTGACACTGCCATGACGGCCGATTCTGGTATAATCCAGAGGTCTTTCGTCACAAGCACTCTCTGCTGCATCACGTCAAGTGGGTTCACCAGCACGGTGTCGCCCACCTTCACCTCTTTCACGGCAGGGCCAGTAGACACGGCCCGCAGCGTCTTCGATGTCATGCTCTCATTGTTGTCAGCAAGGATTATGCCTGACTTGGCAGCCTCCACGATAACCTCGCAAAGAATGTTGTCTCTCAATGGAATACATTTTCTGTCCATACTGTCTCCTTATTTTGGCAAGTTTATCTCAACAGTGTTCACTTCCTGGAAATGTACACATGCCGGAATGTCTTCGATAGTGAACTGCTGCACACCCGACGTGGCACCAATTCCATCCTTCAAAAAGGCTTTCAGGCTTGATGTGTTTACCACAGTGTTCTCCACATATGGGATGCCTTCCGTGTCAAGCCTGCTCATGTCATCAGCGGACACCGTGGCATCATGCTCTACAAGGTGTCCGCCACCATGCTCACGAAGCCACTTCACGATAGTCTTCCTGTCGGCCTCGTTCTTGTTGGGCTGGCAGTAGTAGTTCGTCTTGATGGACATCGTGCCGCCTGTCGAAAGCGAGATGGAGTCCACGCCGCAGGCACGCATCTCGGCAGGGAGCACCACATGGGCGTAGTGCTCATACTCCTTCTTCGCCTGTACGGCCGCCTCTTCCGCCGCCAGCTGCTTCACCTTCAACTGCTTCAACTGCTCGCCCATGTCGGAGAGCCGCTTCAACACCTGCTTGTCGCTAGTGTCTACATTGAGATAGTCAAATTCGTCTGACATGGTGAACCTCCTAATCATTGATATGCGTGATAAACGTAAAGCGGTACTGCGCCTCGGCGTCAGGGTATTTTTCCCTGTCCACTTCCGACCAGAACATCTCCAAAGGCCTGATGTACACGTCATTGTCCGTAGCCCAGTCATCATGCAGCTTCTGGTAGACAACCATGAGTTCCCCTGTCTCGGAGAACTTTCCGATGGTCATGACCCTGTACAGGTTGTTGCATCCTGTCTCTGGATTCTTCTTGAAGTGCGCCCAAATATCACCACGCCTAGGCACACGCCTTCTCTGCTCTTCATCGAACAAATCGAGCACTTCACAATCAATCATTTTTTCATCTCCTTAGCCAGACGCTCAGCCTCTGACTTCATCTGATTTGCCATTATTGTCGTATTGTTCCGAAGCACACCCAACGTAGTATCTATGACAGTTTTAAGAAACTGCTCAGAATCCACACCATCAGGTGTAAGTGCTTCATCACGCTCGAACGCAGCAATCATGGCTTCCGCCATTTTCGCATAGTCGTCGCGTATTTTTTGTTTATAGCTATCATTCAATATTAGCCTCCGTGTTTCAATTCACGCCCTCATGAAAGAGCGACTAAAACCTCCATAGAACCATGGTAACATGAAAACGGCCAAGGAACGGGAATTAGCTAACAATTTATAGCATTGTTGCTAGTCATTATTGCATGCTTTCATGCGCTCCAGTAATATGCATATGCGCTCCAGCACAGCAGGGTCTTTCAGCCACAGTCTATAGAGCCAGTGCACGAAGTCATGCGTCTCGCTGTTCAGGGGCATGAACCTCTCGACATCTGTGATGTTGGTGTAATGCTCGTCACGCATGTCGAGATGGTGCAGGTGCCAGTGTTTACCTAGCACCTGCCTCGTCACGAAGTCAATATAGTTGTGCGCCTTCTTGCACAATATCCTGAACTTCTTCCAAGCCGGAGACATCCTGAAATCAGTCTTCTGCTTCTGTGTCACTTCACACCCTCAAAAACAACAACTCATCAGCATATGGCAATGTACGTGCCCAATCAATAAACATCTCACTCCATTCAGTGAGCCTGTGGCACTTGCGCTGACACACCATGCTCAGCACGTTCTCATAGTTCATTGTAATGGTTCTTTTTTGCAGCCAACTTTCGGGGAGCAGACGGATAAGCTCTTTCCAATAGACTTCATCGTTTGTCAAAGCGTATGCAAGCCTCAGCTTCTCACAGGTTGCAATAATGGTATCCCAAATCTCCTTGACTGGGAAACCCTCGCTAACCTCAGGTATGTTATCACCAAAATGTTCAGGCAACTGAACATTCTCAAAATCATCCATCTCGAAGCAGTCTCTCGTTATCGGAGTGCTCGCCAACTTGTGCATAGTTGAAGTAGAATTACTCACCGTACCGACTTTATATGTGTCGAACTCTTTCCAGAAATAAAGTGGAGCAGTAACGTCCACGCTTACGAAAATCTGTCGCATGAACTTCCGATGCTCACTGCCCGATTTAATGAGAACCTGCATACGCGCCATATCATGACTGCCAATACGAGCATATTCAGTAATACCATTACCAAAGTCCCTGATGATACTACCGCTTCCAACAGGTATAGCTGTCCCTGCAACATTTACGCCAAAGCTGCTGTCTGACTGTTTCCAGCTCTCATAAGGATTCCGCATCCCACGCACTGCATGTTCAAAACCCCATACTTCTGTATTCTCAAATCTCACTTGTTTCCTCCTTTTCATGCACTATACCCATTGGTATTGCAATCTCTTTCCAAGCAAGTACATTGCGCAGCTCCTCCAAAGGCCTATTACCACTAGCAGCACTAGGGTACCAGTAGTGGTCAGAGCCGTGATAATCAAAATACATCTGTGCAGTGATTGGATAGGACACTCCACAGACCCCAAGACAATAACACAGCACAATCTCACCCTCTTCGGGCAAGTCGTCAGGTTTCTTCCGCAGGTCATGCCATTCACTGGCCTTGGTATAGCCGAACACTGCTCCGTTCCGCCATGTATCACGGACACGCTCGCAGTAATCAGATTTTATGTAGCTGTCCTCGTACTCTTTTGCTTCTTTCTCGAACATAGTTCACTCCATATCTTCATAAACAACAAGCATGCATTTTATACGACTGGCAAAGCAGATACTGGTAATCCTATACCCACTTGAGATAAGTTTATCCAAATCTGCTTTAATTTTATCGGCAATATCAGTAGTAAAATAGCTATACCTGTAGTATTCAACATACTGCTTTGCTGATATCATAGTACTGGCTGACAGTAAGGCCAGCACAATTAAAAGTTTTTTCATATACACCTCACTCCTAAAAATGACCGATGATTCTCTGCTGTTTCCAGAAAGCATAGTCTTCTTGCTTCGACGGCTTCGCAGGGTATGCCTTGTATACCCAACACTCTGCACCATCATACTCAAACCTTTCCAGCCACCAGTCCTCACCGACAACTTTCAAATCTGGATTGACCTCCTGGGAACCGTAGCCATTGTCATACGTACGGTCTGCTAGTATCTTGAAGTCTTCAATGCTGGTTGTGGACTCAGCATCACCAATCCACAGAACATCGTCCCATGTCTTGCCACACGCTGTAAGTTCTTCTGTTGTTTCTTGCAACAAATTCATAGTTTATGCCTCCTCAAATCTTGGTATCTCGCACCAAGCGACTACATCCTCAACTACTTTCAGATGAGGGTAAACAAACACATTCCCAGAAAAGTAATACCTTCCTAGCTCGTATCTTTTGTTTTCAGTTCCTTTTAATTGAACAAGTAACAGAAGCACATCTGATTCAATGAACTCTGTTTCTTTTGGCAAGTCTCCGTCAGCAACCTTGTGCCATTTCGGTTTCTTTTTCTTGAGCCGTCTGTTTTCCTCATGCAGACTGAACACCCTTGCGTTTATGTTCTGCAACAACTCGGATATGGGGATATCGTTCACAATATCCTGCTCGTGTAATGTCATTACATTGCCTCCGTATTATTGAGCCACTGTGCTCTCTACATCTTCGTATCTTTTCGTGGCAGGGTCATATTTGCTTGTCGGAGCGGATATGACCCTGCCATCACCTGTAGCAAAGTACTTATAAGAACCATTGTCTCTGAAGCGGTACACCCTCACATTGTCCACCTCGAACAAAAAAGTAACCTTGTATTCGTCCAGGGCTGCTTGGGCCATATATGCTTCTTTATCATCTACAAGCACGTACTTGGTCTCACTAGAACATGCAATAAATACTAGTGATGCAAGCGTGGCTACCAGAAGACCACCCAATAGCAGCAGCACATCATCCAGCAAGTCTCTTATTTTAATCATCACATCACCTCCGATTTCAGAAACCTTTTATAGCAGGTGTTGCCGACCGGGTACCAACCCATGTCATCCTCAAAATCCTCTTCGGAATCAGTAATGTACCTTCCGGCTTTGACAAGCCTCAGTAGCTTGATGTTTGGTGTCTCCTTGACTGCTTTCCCGCAGATTATGCAAGGCTCACCCTTGGTGTAGTCACACTTGTCAGCCTGCTCATCGCGGTCTTTTGCAACGATTTTAGCATATTCAATTACCATAATTTACCTCCATATACCCAAAATCAGCGTGAAATTTGCGGAAAATCTGCAAATTTCACACCAATATAGCTGTTCCAAGCTGAAAGTCATACGTAAACAATGGCGCATACAGCACCGTCGCCTGCCGTGTAGTCTATGCTCTCGCAAGCATACTCTTCCCAGCCGTCCGCACTGTATATCAGAAGACTGCCTGTCGGTACATAGTGGAATGTGAACGCTCCACCTATAGTCTTCACTAGCAGCAGCCTATCATCCTTCCTAACATATAGTCTCAGCTGCATGCACCACCTCCTGGAACACCGCCATGAGCACCTGCTTGACGATTGCGTTGCCGGCCTGATGGTACAGCTGCGTGTTGCAGCAAACACTTGCGGCCTTGTTGAAGTCGGCGTCGCTGAAACCCATGAACCTCCAGCACTCGCGCGGTGTGAGCTTGCGGATTCCCTTGTCGTCAGCGACACAGGCGACACCTCCAACGGAGCGCACAATTGTCTTCAAGGGAGCGTAGCTATCATACACCGAACCATCAAAGCCTGAGCCATGCTTGTAGCCGCAGCAGTTGCCAAGATAGCGTGGAATGTATGTGCGCTCATGCTCGCCCACCAGGCCCGCCTTGACAAGCTCATTGTACAATGTCTTGGCGGAGGCACGCGTCATGTAGCGTGACGAATCCACACTATCCTCAAGATAGTCGACTATGACGCTCTCCAGAGGAACCTTGGCCGGAAACTTGAACCCTACAGGAACGTCGGCGAGTATGGACACCATGAAGCACCTCTTCCTGTTCTGCGGGACGCCATAATCCAAAGCGTTCAGGTCGGCGCAGAAGTTCTGGTAGCCCCTCTTCCTCAGATAGTCCTTCCACTTGTCGAAATCGGCGGCGTTCTTCGGGGAGTGCACCTGCGTGACGTTCTCCATGACGAGAACATCGGGAAGCTCAGTGTCGGGAAGCTCGCCGAGCAGTCTCTCGACCTCCCACAGGAGTCCGCTCCTCGTGGATTTTCCGGCTGCCCAATCAGCCTTGCTCATGCCCCTCATGGCACCCTGCGTGCTCAAGTCAGTACAGGGGAACGAGTAAGTGAGCATGTAGCACCAGTCGTCGACAT